TGCACGGTTAGCAGCACCATCTTGGTCGAGTCGTCCGAGCTGATCAAGGTGGTCGACCTGATGTGGATGCCGGAGTTGAAGGCGGCCAAGACCATCAAGTGGTCGAGATAGTCGTCTAGAACGCAGTGCATGAAGCTGCTAGCATGTTGGAAGTTTCCTTGGCCCATTCCCGACCTGATCACCATCTTCCCGGTCGGGGTCGTGAACTCCTTCGCCCTGTTCATGATCTCGTCCTCCCTGATCATCTCCTCCGACCAGCCCTCCAACTTCTGCTTGATCGTGCTCGGGACGTAAATGATCTTGTTGCTGTACGAGGCGAGGATGTCCACGAACATCCTCGCCAGGTTGTCAGGGAAGTACATCGACCTCTTCAACATCGAGATGGCCACGCCGTACCAGACCATCACCTGGTTCGGGGCCCACTTGGACGCGTCAGAGTTGATCGAGAACGCGATCTTGGCCGTGGTGCCCCTGACTCCCTCCTCGTCCCTCATCTCCATGGATGTCTTCGACTGGATCTCCGCCTTCTGGTGCTCCTTGGTGATCATCTCCTTGGGATGGTCCTCGCACAAGGTCTCGAAGAAGGTGTTGAAGATGGCGGTGTACACCCTCGTGACTATGGTCTGGATGAGGATCTCCCTGCCGTCTCCCACCTGCGCCTTGGCGAAGGTGGAGAAGATCGCGACGAAGGAGTCCATCCCGGAGGAGATCTCGTGCAAGTCAACCGTCCCCAGAGAGTTAGCCAGCTTCCACACGCCCTCGAAGACCGTCGTCTTCTCAAGCTTGGAGGTCTGGTCGATGAAGTTCAAGAAGGGGTCCGGCACCCCCGTCACCGTCCTCGTCATCTTAAGGACCTTCTCCATAGTCAGCGTCAGAGCTGACGTCGAAGCCTTGAGGATTGACAACTCCGACCCGGGCTTCTCCATGTAGAACTCGAACGCCTTCTTCACGAACTTCGGATCCAACTGGCAATTCTTCTGCTTCTCCTTGTAGAGGTCCTTGAAGTCCATCATGATGGAGTTCTCCTTGATCCTCTCCTTGTACTCCATCTCTATCTTTATCATCTTATCCAGGATCTCCTTCTCCCTGTGGGCCTGCATCCCGCTCTTCACTTCGAACATGTTGGCGTAGTAGATCTCGGAGATCGTGATCTCGAAGGGGACGGTCTCGTCGCAGTACAAGGACCTCAAGTACCTGGTCTGCGACATGTCTAGGGGCCCTTGATTGTACAGGACAGCCCAAGACATGACCTTCTGGTAAAGGTAAGACTGTATTAGGGATCGCATTGGCTTTGAGGAGAAGTCCTTCAAGACACCCCCCCTGTCCGCGTACGCCGACGTGAAGGCGTGCATGATGTACCTCGAGGTCTGCAGCATGGTACTCGTATTCCTCTTGTGCTCTAGCAGGACCATCGCCAAGGGCATGAGGATGTTGGTCATCTCCTTAGACGAGATGCTCAAGGACTCGTCGACCTTGAACTCCCTCTGCTTCATGAGGATGTCGTCGGACGCAATCAAGAAGACGCTCTTGATCTTAGAATAATGCTCCAAGTCGCTCATCTGCAAAGTGAACCAGTCCGTGGAGTGGATCCCCGGGAGGATCTCTTTAAATGGCCTTCCATACTGGGAGTCCTTTAACTCTGGACCTTCGATGAACACCTTAACTGTCAACTGAGAGTCCCCTTTCCCCATGCCGCTAGCTGCAATGGCCAATGAGAACTTAGCGAACTTCTTAAAAGCCGAGGCATTTTTGAAGTCCTTGAAGCGTACCTTCGAAGGTCCAAGAGCATGATCTCTCTAGCGAAATCCTCGATGGTCCCGAGGAGGTTCAGGAACTTGTCAGAGGAATAGTCATTTCCCGAGATCTTGGACATCGCCTCGCACACGATCTGGATATCTTCAATCCTCGAGCCGATGGGATTGGTGGGCTTCCTGGACTCGAACATTTTCTTGTTCATGTGAAAGAGAACTGTTCCGTCAATTAGCTGGGAATTATCTCTGAGACTCCAGTCGGGTTCGTATTCTCCGTAGTACGGTCCCGTGTAGCCTTCTAGGAAAACGGGAATCTTAAATAGCCGGGGAAGAGAACTTGTCCAAGAGGATCTTTGTGACGACTTCTCCTCCAACAACTTCACGATCTTCTCCTTGATAATCACCTTGTCCTCCATCATGGACATGACCTCCGGGCCGAAGACCATGTCCTCCCTGAAATTCATAACGTCAACGTATTCGTATTCCTGAGCGGGAACAGGAATTGAGTCCAGGAACTCCATGTCCTCTTCGCTATTGTCCTTTAGCTCATCTTGATCATACTGTCTGCCTTCGTCCTCCTCCATGCTCCGGACCAGTCCGAAGGTCTTGTGGGGTTTGATGTTCCTGGACAAGACGTTGTTCAACATCATCTTGCTCCTGTTCATGTGGTCGAGCTGGTAGGTCTCCTTCACGTTCGTGGTGTCGTGGATGTTCCTCATGATGTCGTAGTTCGGGATGGCCTCCATGATGTTGGTCATCTCCTGGATGTTCGCGATGACCAAGCTCATTTCGTCCGTGAGGGTCATGTCGGAGGCCGAGGCCTCGTCGCTCGTGATGATAGTCCCGTCGGAGGTCGAGAGGCCGACGGCGGTGAAGGTGATCTTGTTGTTGGCGGAGAGCTTGGCCATGATCGGGCCGTACTTGTCGATCTTCGTCTGCAGCTGCATCTTGGCCCTGCTGGAGTCCGTCACGAAGAACTCGAACACCGTGAAGGAGCCAAACTCCTCGAAGATGTAGTCGGGTGAGAGTCTTCTCTCATGTGACAGCAACGAATCGGTCACGAGGTTCGGGACGGCGTCCAACACCATGTCAGTTCCCTCTAGACGGTGACCTAGCTGACTCAGAAACGTCATCGCGAAGAGGTCGTGCCTCAACCTCAAAAACATCGAGACGTCCGAGATCTTCACCATCCCCTTGTCCCGAGTCGAGATGACGAGGTCCTCCAGCGTGCTCGTCTCGGAGGTGGCGCTGGAGGCCCTGACCAAGCTCGACGGGACCATGGTGTCCCTGATCCTGTCGGACACCTCGATCATCCACATCTTCCTCTGGAGGGAGTTAGCCGTGTTCACGCTCGACATAGTGGTGGTCATCTCCGTGGTGTTCGGGATGACGTTGAGGATCTTCTTCCCCTCCACCCAGGCGATCATCCTGAACACCTCTTGGACGGAGAAGTTGACGGAGAAGCTGTCGAGAACACGACGTGACCCTGGCAGATCGACAAAGGAATCGAAGTCCACAGGCATCTTGAAGTTGACCTTGGCGATGGCCTCCCTGATCTCCTTTTCCGTTAACA